CCCCTACAAAACGACCTTTTGTTTCTATTATAATACCATTAGGTAGTAGGAAGTCTGGCGTATATGTTCTATACATCAGATCTTCCCACTCTATCTTAAAGCATTCATATCTAAAGTCTTGGTCTAATTCTTTTAAGTAATCAGATACTTTAATCTCTAGACCACTACGATAACCATACTTTAAGGCAGCCTGAAACTGCTTTATATTACGCAATACCTGTCCTAAAAAGACTTTCATAAGGGCTTCTGTAATTATACCCTAGTGATTTTAACTCTTCCCGTACAAGTTTGTCTGCTTCATTTCGTTGCTCTATAGCAGAACGAAGACCAGCAGTCTTTTGTTCTCTATATTCTTTACGCATTTCTTTTATTTCAGCTTCTTTTGCTTTTATCTCTTCTGCAAGAGTGTCTAAATTTTCCAACATACTATTTTCTCCTCTCATCTATAGCAGTAGTTTCAGATGGATCATAGTTCTTAAACAGTTTCCAGTACGTTAACAGACTGTTAAACATCCGTAAATGTTTAGGGTGTGTACCCTTATCCCATTTATATGGAACTATTAATCCTGTATCCTTTCTGTCTACAAAAATGGATACTCGTTCAGGATCATCAAAGCCACAGCCTTCAGCATAGGCTGATAACTGCATACCATGTTCATTAAACACAAGCTTAGATCCTTCTTTACCATCTAGGTTGTCCTTAGTTTTAAAGTCAACAAAGATTCCTGATTCAGAATACAAGTCTATTTTACCACCATAACCTGCTTCAGCACAGAATGAGTTTTCTGCTATCCACTCCTCATCAGGAAATGTTTTATCCAAGTATTCTTTTATTACCATATAAGGTTTTGTTTCCTTACCACCTGCAAAGCCTTGCTCTATCATAGCGTGAATGGTTGTACCCATCTCTGCTGCTTGCTTACCTATACTCTTTGAATGCTCCTTACATCTATAAAAGAATTGGTTAGCACTCTCATCGTCACGCCTCTTTAATGTAAGGGCAGAGTTCAGAGCCTGATTTATTTTCCAGTTCTCTAAGGTTGGCTTTGCTGCAACACCAAGGATAGTAGTAACAGATGGTACGTAACCATGTTTCCTAGCATCCCGTAAATTGGTGTTGCGTTCTTTGCCATTTGAACCTACTATAGTATATGCAGATTCTCCTGTTTTACTATACCAATGTTCCGACTCTGACTCTTTTTTCATTAAGCAAATTCCTCTGCAGTTATGTCAATAAAATCATCAACAGTACTCTTATCAACCTCTTCATGTTTATGCATACTTTCATTCCATGCATTTGTTATGTAACCATTGTAGTTAGCTACCCATGCTAAGAAGTTAGCAAATATCTCCTGTGCTTCATCATCCATATCAAGGGTGTTAGACAGGTCAAGAGTAACAGATGGAAGATAAAAACAATTACCATTAGGTAACTTACGTTCCTCTGTAGCTAACTTAACATAGTGCTGTATCGGAAGACGTTTCATCTTATTAAGTTTATTAAACACATTTGTACCAAAGGTTTTGAAAGCATCTCTGTTCTCAACTTCCCATATGAATGGCGTAGCACCTATCGTAACTGATGCACCTGTCTCATCCACAGGATTGTCTAACTCTATAGTACCAAACAGTACACGTACACGCTTGATCTGCTTCAGAAGGTCTTGCATCTTCTCAGGTAAAGATTTAAAATCTTGTATATAACCTGCAGGTTTACCACAATTAAAACCACCATCATTATCTTTTAGATCAACATTCAAGTTGTCAGCCATAATAGTTTTAATATACCGATTAGGTGTAGTATCTGTCTTCATTACAAAACGCTTATGCATAAACCTTTGCATGTAAGGACGTATGGTAGCTGTATCAGAATAGTATGTTGGTCCATCTGGTATGTCCAGTTTGTATGTACCACCACTCACAACTTCTACATTAACCATCTTACCTTTAACTTCTGATCTACCCATGATGGGTGAGTGGTTAATACGTACACGTGCTAGTGCATCAGCTTTTTCTTTATTAGCTCCTGTATCCATTACCATGCCCATAGCTTTAGCCATTGCTGCATAGTCATTTGTATTTATGTTTGCTATCTCGTTCATTTATTTCTCCTGTTATATCTCATAAGGTTCTTAGTTATATCATGCCACATCTTTTGTGTCAAGCCAATTATCTCCAATCTTTGCCTCTAATAATAAAGGTACATTAAAGTCTATATTCCATTTAGTATTTACTATGTTAATTAGATTATCATTCGTTGCTTTTACTATTCGTATTACCTTATCTACTTCATTGGGATGTACATCAATAACTATACTGTCGTGTACTGTATTTACTATACAACTTTCCATCTTATTTGCTTCTAGTAACTTATCTATGTATATCAGAGATATGGGTACAATGTCAGCAGTTGCAAAGGATTGAACAGGATAATTCTTTATCTGTGTGAAATATGTCACACTTCCATTCCGTCTACGCTGTACATCGGGCCATGTAAACTCTCTACCAGATGGTGTTTTTATTTTACCAGTAGTAAGTATCTCATTAGCTAATCTCTTATGCCACTCTGATATACCTTTGTACTTAGTAGTAAACTGTTGATAATAGGACGCTTCTGCTTCTGTCCTACCAAATCCACTTGCACCATACAAGGGAGCAAACGTATGTGCCTTTGCATCTTGTCGTGATATCTTCTGCCCTGCATCACTGATAACTTTAGCTGTGTAACTGTGTACATCAAATCCTGTTGACACTTCTTGTATAGCTATCTTATCCTGACTAAGGAATGCAGCAACTCTAAACTCTAACTGTGCAAAATCTGCCTCAAGTATTTTACCACCTTCCCATCGTGACACAAACACTTTCTTTACAGGAAACGTCTGACCACGTGGCATGTTCTGCATGTTAGGGTTAGCTCCAGACAACCTGCCTGTACCTGTCCTGTGCTGTAGTAACTGAACGTGTAGCATACCATCTGATTTAATGTGTGTAGATATACCATCAACAAAGCTAGATAAATATGTGTCTAGTGCTGATAATCTTCTAACCCGTTGCAAAAATACAACAGCAGTCTTAAAATCTCTTTCTCTAGCATTGGTCTCTAGCTTTATAAGGTTGTCTTTACTGGTACTAAATCCGTGTGCGCTTACCCAATCGGGGTTAGGTGCAGCAAACTTTAGACCTGCTATAGTATCTGTATTAGTAAAGAGATACCCTTCTGACTTACATTCTAAGCACTTACTTGTTTTAACAAATGGTGTACCATTCTTCTTAGTTCTACGTACCTTACCTGTACCCCTACATGTAGTACACTGTCGTGCCTTTTGTTTGTATAATACAACAGAGTTCTGCTTAGTAATAGATCTAAACTCAGATGGTGTTAGCCTTGAACTAAATGAGTTAGCCCACATAGGTTTGTCATTAGGTTTTCTACTGTAGATAATCCAAGACAACTGCTCTGGACTATTAAGATTAATAGGTCTGTCACCCATTAGCTCATGCACCTGCAACTGTAACTTAGCTAACAACTCTTGCTTCTCAGCTTCAAACTCTTTACGTACTTCTTCAAGTGCTTCTTGATTAACATTAAAACCCTTCTGATAGATACGTGCAAGATGTATGCATATTTGATTGGTTAGTTTTACGGTATCCACTAAGCCTGTATCGTGTGTGTTAAGCTGATCATTTATCTTATCATACAACTCCATAGTAGCATGTAAGTCAGCAGATAAGTATTGTGACAACTCCTCATGTGGTATCTCTCTGGTCGTATATCCTCTGTTGAAGTAATCCTTTAGTGTACCCATCTTCTGTGTATCACAGTTGTATCGTTCTGCTAAGTACTCAAGACTCAAGGGTTCTTTTTGTCCTCGTTGTATTATATAAGCACCAAGCATGGTATCAAAGATATCTCCAGTGTAAGTAAAACCAGATTCCCACAACCATGTTAAGTCATGTATAGCATTCTGCATAACCAAGAGGTGGGTATCATCCAGAATGTTCTGGACAATACTTCCACCCTCAGTAGTAGGTTGTTGTTCACTGTGATCAAACGTAACTATCTTTTCTCCAGAGTTATTTAACATACCTACCATTGTCAATGAATTTTCAGATTCAAAAGGATCAAGCATAAGTTTATTGTTACGTTTAATAGTAGTATTCTCTACATCTAAAACTGTTACAACATTCATTCAATTTCCTCTATCTTAGCTACAATATAACTATCAAGTATATCTCGTACCATTTGTGGCCCATGAGCAAACATGGTTATACTCTCTGTATCATGTTCTGCATTGATCTCATACTCTACGTAGTACTTAATCCTTGGTGGTTTGTGCATCATCTAAACTCTCCTTATGCCCC